AGATTTTTAATATACAATCGTGTTGAAGTATCAGTTAACAGCATGTTGGCCAAGTGGCCTGGACAATTCAAACAGAGACAGATGCTAAATTTATTAAGGAAAACTCAGCCAGGATATGGAGATTATTTCTTCTGTTTAGATTATAAATGAGTAAAATTATTGTACTGTATTGGGAGCCAGGTAGCTGCGGAGATTTTGTCCACAGCACCATGCTGGAGAGAGCCGAGGAATATCACGGAATGTTAAATCGATTCCAAATTGATTCCAACGGAAGGGCTGTACCCGGCACGGTACTGCCATTTTTTAGAGAAAATTTTAGTTGTACAGATAATTTGTGGTACGAAATAACATGGGATCAAGTTAACATAGATAAGTTATTCGCATACATGAACGAACACCATATCCAACAGTTTGTTATCCCAACACACAGACATACACAAGTTACAGCTATTAAGGAACTAATCACCGATGCAGTATCTGTTGGCATAACATATCCAACTAACATGTTCCCGTTGATTTTGAAAAACTGGTGTAAGAAAGTGGCCGCAAAAGACAAAGTCTTACAACAACTATACAATAAACCGTTACATCAAAATTTAATCAAAAATGAGTTGTTCGGGGAATATATTTTAACGGAGCAGTTGAAGTTTGGGTCAAACATTCCAACTTCGGTAGATCACGACTTTGATATAAACATTTCTCTGGAAGAGTTGTTCAATCAAGATTTAACCAGTGTAAAGTCACTGTTTGTCGACAACAATCACATAGACAGTATGTTTAATGGATGGTTTAAACAGCAAAGCATCCTACATAAATATCACTACTCAATGCCGTCAGAACTAAAAAAATCTCTAGGATTTAATTCGTTAGCTGTTGTCAAAGGTAGTTTAGACATAGAATTAGACACTTTTGATAACATCTTAATAAATCACCACGCAGGTTTAAATCAAAACACAAAGTTTAAAACATTAAATCAAGCAATAAATTTTTTCAAGGACCATGCAAACAGATAACTAAAATTACAATGACATGGTATTTCCAAGAAACCCTAGTAGAAACTTTACCCGAAGACTGCGTGGGTTTTGTGTACCTTATCACAAATAATGTATCAGGGCGCAAATACATAGGTAAAAAATTAGCAAAATTTTCTAAAACAACCACCAAAACAGTTAAACTCAAAAACGGCACCAAAAAGAAAAAGAAAATCCGCAGTAAAGTGGATTCACATTGGCACA